ATGGCTAGAACTACTAAACAACTCAACAATACTGCTGTAGAAAAAGCAAAGGCAAAAGATAAGCCCTATACTCTAACTGATGGTAACGGATTATTTTTATTGATCATGCCTAGCGGTTCAAAAACTTGGCAATTTAACTACTATAGACCCATAACCAAAAAGAGAGCTAAATTTAGCTTAGGTGCTTATCCTAATTTAACCATTGCCCAAGCTCGTGCTAAACGAGAAGAATATAAAGCACTACTCGCACAAGGAATAGATCCACAGGAATACAAAGAACAAGAACAAAAGGCGGCAATAACCAAAATAGAAAATAGTTTACTGTTTATTGCTGAACGCTGGAAAACCAAGAAAGCGCAAGAAGTGGAAGAATTAACGCTAAAGAAAAATTGGCGACGTATGGAAGCGTATTTATTCCCTGTCATTGGAAATATGCCTGTCAATGAGATTGTACCTAAGGTAGCTATTGAGGCGTTAGAACCACTCTATAATCAAGGTAAAGGCGATACATTAAGACGAGTAATTAGGTTATTAAATGAAGTGCTAAACTTTGCCGTAAACTACGGGCTAATTCCTTTTAATCCATGCTTACAAATCAATGAGGTATTTAGTTTTGGGAAATCAAACAACAATCCCGCAATCAGCCCTAAGGAGTTACCAGAATTAATAAAAACGGTAATGTATTCCAGCGTAGCTATTCAAACAAAACTATTATTCCAATTCCAATTATTAACTATGGTACGACCATCTGAGGCAAGTAATGCAACTTGGTCTGAGATTGATTTAGAAAAAGCATTGTGGACAATCCCAGCTCAAAGAATGAAGAAAAGAAATCCTTTTGTGATTCCTCTCTCCTCGCAAACTATCGCCATTTTGAACAAAATGAAAAGCATTGGTCCAAAAGGTGAATACGTTTTCCAAAGCTGGATAAAACCTAACAAACCAATGAGTAGCCAAACAATTAATAAAATGCTTTGCGATTTAGGTTATAAAGATAAGCAAACTGCTCACGGATTAAGAACCATTGGGCGAACGTATTTAGCAGAGCAGCGGATTGATTATGAAGTTGCTGAAATGTGTATCTCTCACAAGACGGGAACACAAACAGGCAAGATTTATGATAGAGCTGATTTTCTTGAACAACGTAAACCAGTGATGCAACTTTGGGGCGACTATGTAGAAAAGTGCTCCCCTAAATAACAAAGAAAGTGTGCTGTGCGTAAAAATTTATGAAAATAGTGTTCACCTCTTCACAAACATCATTTTTATTTATAAATCAATATTTTAAAGTGTGAAGACTTATTTTAAGTATTCACAACAAGTGATCACATAAACAAGAAAAGGGGCTATCTAGCCCCTTTGCTTTCGGATTTTCTATCTCTTTATTACATCAGTAAAGAAATCATTAAAATCTTTGAAATGAATATTTGTTCTTACTCCATCTCGTTTTTTTTCCTTTATAAATGGATACTCATTATTATGTTGCTTTATTGCCTGCTCAATACCTGCGATAAAAGTAACTAAACCAAGTTCTTTTAAATTGTATGCTGCGGCATAAGCTACATAAGCGGGGTAAAGATGAGTTTGTATTCTATTATCTCCCATTGTTCGAGAACCAATATAAAGCCCGTCTAATGTTCTACTTGTAAAAAAGTAATTGAAGAACGCCGTTAAAACATCAGATTCCATTTTTACGGATAAAGCCTCTTCGCTTTTCATTTGCTCATTAAGAGCTTTCTTTGCCTCTTCGGGTTGAGTAAAAGTATTTAATACTTTACGGATAATTCCACCAGCCTCTAACGTTACTTTATGGATAAAATCAGGATCTTTCTTTTCATCAGGTACGACCCTTTGAAAATCAAAAATTACCCTTCTTCTATCAACACCGCCCGCACGTTCAGTAAACCGACAAGGCTCATTATTGATCAGCATAATTAACGCTGTGATTTTAGTGAAGAATGGCTTTTTATGCTTTGGATTAACTCGCAATAAATCACCCCCACTAATTGCTTTTAGTCCACCACCTTCGCCGGCATATTTTGATTGTTCAGGACAAAGGATGAGCGTTTTATTCTCAAACCCTTCTAAGTCTTTCGCATTGTCAAAATCTTCTAGCTTGGCGGATATGGTATTTTGCTCACCCGCTAATAATGTAGCAATGTGCGCAAAAACAGATTTACCGCTACCGCCTTTCCCCGTTAACTCAAAGAAAAGTTGCCAGTTATAGCGATTCGTTAAGATCGCATAAAGTGCGGCTAAAATATTCCGCTGTTTCTTTTCACAACCATTCGCCACAAAGGATAACCAATCATCAAAATGCGGGGTATTTTGTGCGTGTTCATCATAATCATGAGGAATGTAAGAAGTTAGCCAGTGATTACGGTCGTGCGGTTCAAACGCTAGCGTATTGCGATTTAATACACCATTGTTAAAGGCGATAAATTCATTAGCTTGATCGCCCATTCTTGGTAACTGTGCCTTTAAGGTATTTAATAAACTATTGATAGTGCGATCACTATAACCTAGCTCATTTTCATCAAAGAACTGTACCGCTTTTTCTTCGATATCCTCTAGCTCTAGTTTATGCCAAGCCTGATTATCATAGTGGTAAATTTCACGACTACCACGCTGTAAAGCAAGATCTAGCCCTAACCATTGACTAAAGGCTCTCGCTTTCGCATTAGTGCGATCGCTCTCCTTGGTTTTGGGTGCTTTTTCAGTTGCTTTGCTAATGATTTCTGCTGTAGCACTATCATTTCTTAAACGTTCAATATATTGGCTTAAGTTTTCGACTGTTTGCCCAAGCATATCGCATAGCAAAATTACTTTCGCTTTGGTATTTTTTGCGATATTTAAGCAAAGTGCGGTAATCTCTGCTTGAGAAAGCTCACCAAATTGAATGAATTTTATTGATTGTTGATCAGCCAGGGCAATACGCACCTGATTGATTTCTTTAAGTTGTTTTTCCCCTAAAATCACGGGCTTTTGCTTTGAGTCATGTTGCAATGCTTGGCAAAGTAAAAGCCACTCGGTGCCCTTGCCTTTATTCCAAGCGCTCCAAGCACTTCCACCAGCTAAAACAATTAAATCACTCATAAAATCGTTTGGCTGCTCTTTTAAGTGTGGTGCATTAATTAATTTGCTCATTCACACCCTCCTTAGAAATGCCATTTTCTAATTCAGCAATACGCATGGATATGTTCTCCTGAAAATATGAAAACGTCTTAACAAGTGAATGGATCACACCATGTTTTAGTAAACCATCTATGATTTCATCATGAGTAAGCACTTTTACCATTTCTTCGGGATCTAATGAGGGCGGTTTTGGTGCCATTTTGAGTAAATGTTTATTAATGGTACCTAACTCATCATGGAGGATTTTGAGCCCATTAAGTGATTCTAAAGGGAATTTACTAAACTCTTCGGCTAATACATTAAGAGCCTCACCAAAATAAGGGTACTCTAAGCCTATTTTTTGAGCGGCAATAGAAATAGCCTTAATCTCTATTGCATTGAATTTGGAATAATCCATGGGTTTATCTAAATCTCTCGTCATTTTCTTACTCTCCTAATCCTTCTGAATTACTGATTCTGATTTCAGAATATAAGCCAGTCATTTTTAAATGGTCTGATATTTCACAAGCTTGAATATAATTAGAGCATTGTTCAACAAGTGTAAGCTCTCCCTCCATATCAAAAGCTATAACTTCATAAGGTGAAGGCTCCACTCTCAATGTTGAACCATAAACAAGCGGATCGTTATCCATTGCCTCACGTGCGATTTGTGCTGCCTCTTGGTATGTTTTCCCTGTGGCAATAATGAATGGTTGACCTTCTACGATTTCATCTTCTCGATAAGTGATTACGCTGTATTTACGCATGTTTGCCCCCTTTGTTTTCTTTTAATCCTTGTGTTACTGCATCCTTAATATTTTTTAATGAGTCTGCTGCGCCTTTGAGATGATCATTATGGATATAATCTTTCGCAAAAGCTAAGTGAAGCTCGGCTTGTTTGATTGCTTTCGCTAACTGCTCAAAAGAAGGTTGATATTCAGGTTTAAAAGGTTTAACGGTTTTTGCTTTACGCATGGTCCACCTCCAAACCATCAGAGGTAGAAGTGCAGTGAGTTTTAAGCGGGATTTTGCCAGCAAACACTAAAACATAATCACGGGCTAATTTTTTGCGTGCCTGTAATTCGCTTTCGGCTGGAATTCGGATTTTTTGAAGTCGATTAGATAGATCTGTGCGGAGAATACCTATAAAAATATAGGTAAACCCTGTATAATTAAGGTTAGCCATAGTCTTATTCCTAGTAAGATTATTGGTTAGAGGCTTTACTTGTGTTGCAGCACATTTAAAGCCTTGTTCTTTTATCAAAAAGTATGTATTGTGTATGTACACATAAACATAATAAACAGGAGTATGTGACGTGTCAATACAAAAAGAGAAAAACTTATCTAGACGTGGTAGCCCTGCGTTCCAATTTAGACTTGATCCCGCATTGCGTGAAGCTATGGAAGTAGCGCAAAAGCAAGATGGAGATGAGAGTCTATCTGGTTGGATGAAAAGAATAATCCGCAAAGAATTAGCATCGAGAGGCATAGAGCCTAAAGGTTGATTAATTGCTTTGTATTGATGGATAAATGATGTGATATCATTGATATTATTTAGTAAGTTGATAAAATATATTTGATTTAATTTCATATTAAATCTGGCGATTTTACATTTAGGCATATTTGTAGAATCCTTTTAAATCTTTGTATTGAATATCAGCAAGTGATAAGGCTCGACCGCATATCGAGCCTTTTTTTATGACTTACTGCAATGTCATATTTGAGTCATCTAAATTAATGATTGGATTTTTTATTTCTAATGAATAAATAAGATCTAAATCTTGCTTTGTTACTAATAATGGAACATCGCAAGTGCTTTGCTTAAACGCCAAAATAGTAAGTAAAAGATCTACGCAATCAATGCCATATTCATCACAGAAAAGTTTGTTTTTATCTAAGTTAAACTTTAAATAAAACACATCACTTTCTTCATCATAGGACATCTCAAAATTTGGATAGACTAATTTTTGTGTAATAATTAAAGGATGTTGGTTTACTTCCTCTATTAATCTTTCTTCTATAATCACTTGGTTTCTCCTAATAGGTTGATGGCTCTTTGAATATCATCATCGCTAAATAATGGTTCATCTAAATAACGTTTATATTTCTCCTGTTGGAATTTCAGTTTTAAGTTATAAAGCTCAGCAAGTTTGCGGATTTGGTCGGCATCTTTCGGTAAGTAGCGGGTATAATGGCGACCCGCTACGCTTTCCTCACGCACTCTCTCTAACTTCATATCCAAAGTACGTTCTAACTCGCTAACTTCATTGCGGGCATTAAGGAAATGAACTTCAAAATAAGATTCTTTTTCACTAATACCTAAATGAGGGTTACGTACTAATGCGGACAACACGGCCATTAAACGAGTCATTAAGCACCTCGCATAGCTTTTTGTTGTTCAATCCACGCATTCACTTCCTCTAAATCCCAACGGATAAAGTTGCCTGAAAACCGGATTGGTTGAGGGAATTTACCAGCCTTAACCAGTGAATTAAGTTTGGTGCGACCAAAGCCAACAATTTTGGTGACTTCTTTGCCAGCGATAAGTTTTTGGGATAAGGTTTGAGCTTCGCTCATAAAAATACTCCTCAATAAGTTATGAAATGTTTAGTTCTGTAACGTTATGAGGGGATTAGATGATATTTAGTAAAACACTTGAAGAAGTGAAATTATAAAATAATTGTGCTAATTAAATTAAAGTGTTTATTTTTTTCTAAATCCATTTTAGTAGATAAAATTACTGATACAAAAAAGCCCTAAAATTGTATCAGTTTAATTTTAAGGCTTTTTTGTATTAATAAAATTTAGGGCGCCGCATAGAGAGAAGTTTTAATGCTTTTTTTCTAGTAACATTTCTGAATGTATCTAAGCTTGATCCTTCATAATCATCAGAAAATAGAATATCTGCTAGTTCGTAGTTTTTATACTTTTCTCCTGTTAGTTCACTCCATAAAAGTAAATCTATATACGGTAAAACTTTGTATTTTATCAAACTATCAATTTCACTATCAGAAATAACTTTTCCATTTGTATAGTCAATATGCTTTTGCTTTTCTCTAGTATTTGCTAAAAGCTGTTTTACTTGTTCTAAAATGTAGTTATCAGAATAGGCTAAATCAATTTTTATTGATAATTCCCCTTCCTCATCAATGTATTCATTGAACCCATTTCTTCCCTCCAGCTCTAAATAGTGAGTAGGTGTGTAATCCTCGTTAAACTCTTCTTTATTTTCAATAAATTCTCTTCTAATTTCATCTAAAGAAGAAATAAATAGATCTCGTTTATCTAAATGAACCTTCTCATAATCAATTAGCAAATCAAATAAATCCGTTCTTCTAACACAGGTATCTCCAACCTCCTCAAATTTGAATTTAGTATTCATCATTTCTTGCATTAATTTAGAAATGAAATATTTTTCAAACTCGACAGCCTCCTTTTCAGGGTTATTTTTATATCTACCAGCTTTCAAATCATCATAAACCATTTTTCTATTAAAAATAGCTATCGTCCATTGAGATCTGTTGAAGTTAATTAAATTGTCATAGTTCTCTAATTTGAACCAATTCGGAATATTTGCCATAAATGCCCCTTTAACATTTGACCTTATTTGGTAGGACCGCACCAACAAGATAAGGTTTCTTGCTTTCGGGAGCTACCCTAGATGCGTTTGTTTTATTTTAACACTGAATAAAAACACAGTAAAATATCAAAAGGTATAGAAAATAGGTGATTATTTTTGTATAATCTCAATGCTACGATGTTTTGTAGTAGGGGAATAGCTAGACATTGCTTTACGTCAACTTCCGTAGATGATGTACCTGAATCGCTCCATGATTTAGCTATGTTGAGAACTCCTCTAAACGTTTTGAATTAAAGGCGGTATATACCGCCTTTTTCATTTCTGTATTTAGAGTTTTTTTAACTCTTGTATAAACCTTTCTTCTACAACTTTTGTCGCTTTTTCTATCCCTTTATTGCCACCCTTTTCCATATAATGGCGGCCTGTCATTTTCTTTGTACCAAATTCTACCATCCACCAGTAAAACGGATCTCGTTTATCTCGGGTATTTTCTCCAATCCTTGCCATTCGTTGACCTTTAGGACGCATGACTCCCACCACCGTATAACCACTTTTAGCGTTTTTTGCTATTCTTGTTTTAGAACGGATATTATTTTTTACTGTGCCTTTTTGTCTAAAATTAGTGCTTACACTCATGACCGGAACAAGGGGCTTTACTGTTTCTTTTAAAGATTTTGCCCCAGCATTTAATGCAATTCTCATTGGTTTTTTAAGCTGTTTAGTAAACTTTTTCTCTAGTTTATCCATATCCTTTAATGCTTTGTCTAACCCTAACATTTTTATCATAACTCTACTCCATTAAATTCTTCTAATACTCTCTGATGTTCTTCGGATAACTCAAAAATCAGATCACCATATTCAAGCTGATAAGTGCCAAAGGACATTAAAAAAGCGATTGCGGGATCAATCTTATTGGCTGCCTTTTTCTTGTTTGGCTTAATGTTGGCGTTGGCATCGGTTTCCATTACCACGTTGGATAATGCCCACGCTAAAACAGGGTCGCCATTGTGTTCTATCACTTGGCGATTAATTAGCACCTCTGCGGATTTTGCTACAGGGCTAAAGCGTTGATAGGTTTGTGGGAATGGTTCGACTTCTAAGCCCACACTTTGTAACTGTGTTCTTAGGTGTGTAGCATTCCATACGTCAAAACCAATCATTTTGATATTAAAGCGTTCGGCATCTTTTAAAATATCATCTCTGATTTTGTCATAATCAATGCAATCGCCCTCGGTAATATGTAACCAACCTTGGCGCACCCATTGGCTGTAGATAGCTCTGTTTTTGTTGGCCACATTATTAAGCTGATATTCAGGCAAGTAATGACGAGTAATTAACCGCACTTTTTGCCCTTGCGGGAAAGTGTAACAAATACTGGTGAGGTCATTAGTTGAGGATAAATCTAAGCCCATATAACAATCCTGATGTAATAGGCTGCTTTCCTTATAATCCCGTTTACATAACGCCCAACTACCTTCACTTAGCCAAGGGGTTGTGCCTTGGCACCAAACATTAAAGCGTTTCGTTAACATTTCCACCCATTCGGACGGTATGCCACGGGCTTTTTTAATTGTGTTCTCAAAATCAATTAGGGGAATAGATTGATTAATATTCGGGTTAGCCTTGATCCAAGTATCAGGATTATCTATTTCGCTTTCATCGTCTAGCTCAAAAATCAAAATAAAAATGCTGTCGTTTTTCTCGTTACCTTCGAGAATTTGTGAGCAATAGTCATAATGCTGTTTACACGCTGAAATGGTATTGCTCCCCGCTGTAGTAATCGCAAATAAAAGCCCTTCAGGTCTTGCCCCCTGTCCTAATTCTAATGCACTGTAAACGCTGTTATCTGCGTGTAAATGATATTCGTCCACTATCGCAAGACTTGGGTTTGTGCCTTCAATCGTGGAGGATTTGGCGGCTAACGGTCGCATAAGGCTATTATTTTGCGGGTAAATGAGTTTATGTTGTTGGATTTGTACTCGTTTTCTTAAAGGTGGTGAAAGCAAACACATTTGACGGGCATCATCAAACACAATACGAGCTTGATCACGGCTTACCGCTGCGGTGTAAATATCTTGCTGGCCTTTTTCCATTACTAAAAACCAATTAGCCAAGACGGCTGCAACGGTAGATTTGGCGTTTTTTCTTGCCACTTGAATATAGGCGGAGCGGTATTTTCTAAGCCCCGTATCTGTATGCTTAAAGCCTAGAATATTCGCAAATAAAAAGACTTGCCAATCACTCAAGATAATTGGTTTACCGCGTAAATGCCCCTTGACGTGCGGACATAATCGAGAGAAAGCTAAAAATTGATTAATGGTTTTTTCATCAAAATAATAATCAGGATTGGTTAAATCTTGAAAATATCGCTCAACGGCTAATTTTACTTTTTTACAAGCAATAATCTCACCGCTTTTTACTTTCTCTGCGTAGTCGTGCCAAATACTCATTACAGTGTTAAAAGCTCATCTATAGCATCCATGCCCTCAATAGTGACGGGGTTCTTTTTACGGCTCACAGGATCGAATCCAAGCAACGTGGACATTTTAATCATCACTTTTTCGGCATCGGCTTTAGCTGAAAGGGCGGGATTGCGCGATTGTGTGCCTTGGCTGTTGATAATAACAAAGCCATTTTTTGCTAAATCTGCTACAGAGTGACGCCAAATTGCGTAGTTTTCGCAATAAATCTCAAGATTAGTGAGATCTTCGGGCATAATATCGCCACGCTCTGAAAGCTGTTTAATACGCGCTTTCCATTGGCTTTTCGCAATATCATCCAAGAAATCAGGCGTTTTATAGGTTTTCTTTCTCGTCATTTGCTTTCCTTATTTTCTAAAAAATTGCCTTGCGTAAAAATTTGATTGGGGGGGCGGTTCTACGCGCTTGAGATTTTCTTTCCAAAACTCCCCCACCCGTTGTAATCCATTGATTTTAAAACAATCCTTAAATTTGAGTTTTGTATGTTATTTGTTCAAGTGTTGCGATAGCACAACGATTTACTTCTTCGCTCCATAACCACGTTTATCTATGACCCTCGTTTTATAGCTATGACAATCTCGGCATAATGCTTGGTGATTGCTTTCAATCCAAAACAACGGATCGGCTTGTCCATTCTCAACGGGTTTAATATGGTCAATTACTGTGGCTGGCGTATATTTCCCTTGTGCTAAACACATCACACATAGAGGATGTTGTTTTAGGTATTGGATTCTGTATTTGCTCCAGTTGTGATCGTAACCACGCTTGGATGCACTTACTCGGTTATCCTTTGGTTTATGCTCTTCACATCGTCCAGATTTCACTTTGTTTCTACAACCTGGAAAGGTGCAACGCTTTAAGGGTTGATAGGGCATAACATTCCTTAGTAAACGCACGGCTCACGGTACACATCCCATAATGATTTAATCGTCATAGGTGCGGGATTTAAGTTAGCTAAATCTGTAACGGCCTCTCGGTTTGCGTAGAGGTAAGCGATATACATCAAGCATCCAACCTTAATTGATTGGTTGAAGGGAATAGTTCTATCTGTTTCTTTATCACCAAAGGTTTTCCCAATATGACGTTGTGCCACTTCTAAAGCGGTTACCGCATAAGCTCTTAATAAGTCATCATCTAAATCAAAATCATCCGCTAGATTTAAATGCGCTTTGATTTCCTGTAACTTAATTAAGTTATTAATATCCACCATGTGCCTCACCGTCTTTACACATAAGTTGTAATTCTTTGTGTTCTTCTTTACTGTCAATCACTGAATAAATATCGAAATATTTATCACCATATTTAATCCGCATTCTTCGCGTTACTTCAGGCATATAGCGGATACGAATCCGTGTAATATTTTCACCTAACTGAAAAGGACCACTAAAATATTCTCTCCCTTGTAAAGGTTCGATACTGGCTCGCACTGTGGCAACATCTTCCCAATAAGGGTTATGATGCCCGTAGGTGTTGCTTTCTCTTTCTTTTTCATAATTACGCTTTTGTAAGGTAATTACTTTGTTATATCGCCCAGCTCTAATCATTCTCGCCATGTCCACCACCTTTTTTCACTTCTACGGTTTGTTTCCATGCTTGGCTAAATTCTTCACCACCTACATAAGGTGCAAGCCCCTCACGTCTGCGGACTTCGTTAGGATTCATGATCCCCGCCTTGATTGCGGTATCGTAACTATTAAAGCGATCGTTTTGGCTTGTGCGTAACAAGTCGCTTGTATCAAACTCAATTAAATAACGTTGTTTACTTTGACGGGTAACATCCACCATCAAGGCATCTTTTAATTGCTGTTCGAAATTAGTTAGCCACGGTCTTAAGGTTTGTGATAAAAACGCACGGCTTGCCTCGCTAAAATTCGAGTAAGTAGAATTGGAGTAATCTTGTAAAAAGATTGGGCTAATGTTGTAGATACGGGCAATATCAGAAATAGTAAAGGTACGGCTTGCCAACCATTCGGCATCTTGGTTAGTCATGCCTAATTGCTTATATTCCATTGAACCTTCAAGCACTGGCGTTTTACCTGCATTTTTTGCGCCTTTGTAACGTTCTAATGCTTTAATGGCTTTTTGTGCTTTTGCCTCATCCAACCATTCAGAGGTTGTAATGAGTCCACTGGCCATTAAGCCATTTTTCATCACGGATGCACCGTGCTTTTGTTGGGCAATACCTAAGCCCACCGTTTCACGACAAATGGCAATCGGGGAGCGACCCATAAAGCCATCAAGTGATGAATGGCGTAAGTGTAAGATTTCATCCTGAAGATAGTTTTTTACTTTGCCATTCAGATCGGTGATTTGGTAAATGTAATCACCTTTCGGATTTATGAAGATATTCACCGCACTGGGCTGATAAGGTGTAAGGCTAATAGGTTGCCCCGTTTTATCCCATTCAATCACGGCATACGCATTACCCGTTAATAAACAATGGCGCATCATCGTATATTTAAACTGGTAAGGGGTTTGACTGCGGTTTGGCATTTCATTTAACAGAAAATCCACAGGATGATCAAAAACACGCTCCCGCCCATCTTGTTTTAACTGATATAAATAACAAGGCATAGAAGCAACCGCCTCCGCAATCACCGTAACGGCATTCATCACAGCAGGTAAACTTTCTGCGGTAGTCGGAGTAACAAACTCCCCCGATCCCGTATTTGCTACGCCCATATAAGACAGTAGCTCCTCAATAGTTAAGCTGTTGCGCTGTTCTGTTTTCTTTTTAAATGGCCACATATTACAACTCCGCTAATTCAGTCCAACGATCTAAAAGTGCGGTCGTTTTCGGCTGTAATTTTGCTTTTGCCTGTGCCATTGAACGCTGGGCAATCTGTACGTTACTTTCAGGATAAGCGGGAATACTGGTTACGGTGACTTCCACCAGCTCCGCATTGGTGACAATTCGTTGGCAAGGGGTAAGATCAAAATTCCAGTTTTCAGCCTTCGCACGAAAACCAAAGGACATCCCTGTAATATCACCACGTTTTACACTGACTAATAAATCTTTGCCTAAACTAGTTTCAGGCGGGGTAAGTTCAAAACGTAAGCCTATGCTATCCTCTTCAAGTTTTAAGGTGTTGGCTTGAGTTCGTCCTAATAACTTCGTGTAGTCATGCTCAAATAACGCACGCACATCCGCACCGCTCGATAAAGTTTCACTAAATGCCCCTTGGGTAAATTGCTCTACAAACTCGCCCCACATTAATTCACTTGGGCTATTCCATTTCACCACATAGCCAATAAGCTTTTCATTCTCTGCGCTAAGTTCTGATGAGCGGATTTCAAAATCTTTATTCATAGGTTACCTCTAACAAAAAAGGGCTAAATTAGCCCCCTTTTGTGTGTTTTATTAAGCTAGGGTTTCGATAAACTTAATCGCATTGCTATCGACTACACCACCACCTAAATATTTATCGGTGTGGACTTTATAAAAACCTGGTTCAGTAAGATTATCTGGTCGAGTTCTTACGCCTGTTTCATGATCTACAATGAAGTAACCACGTTTAAAATCACCAAAGCCAATCACGGCTTTATTCGCACCGCTTGCTGGCATGGTTTCTAAGAAATACACAGGACGACCTAAAAGCGTAGAAGGCGCATCTACAGTTAAACCATCACGCCAAATAAAATCACCATTTTCGTTTTTCAGTTTTTGAAGTGCTGCAGCAGTGGTTGAGGACATCACCCAAGTGGCATTTTTACGGTATTTACTGTGTAAGGTATAGAAAAGATCGATAAGGGTATCGGCTGTGATTTTATCCGCACTCGCGACTTCGATTTTTTGAAGTTCGCCAAAAGTACGCGTTTTATCTGCTGTGGTTGAGCGGGTATATTGCAACAATCCTTTGGCTTTTTTGTCACCATCGCCCGCGGTTAAATCCGCCTCTTCAGTTTCAGTAAAGCTTTCACTAATTTCATCCGTTAACCAGCCTAGAATATCAATGGATGAAAAGTCCAAGATTTCTTGCGTAGTTTTTGGATAAGCATAAATTGGGTTTAAAGCAATAGTCACTTCATGTAATTTAGGTGCATTGGTCGCATTACGTGCTTGACCTTCATCACCATGAGCCACCACCGCACCACCAGCGGAAACAAGTTTTTTATACTCTTTCGCCCCTACAGGTAAGCGAACAACGTTACAGATTTGACGCATCACGCTATCATCTGTTAAACGTTTCATCACTTCCTTATCAAGTTGAGGGATAACAGAATAACCGCCATCATCTTTTGCGGTAGTAGAAAGGGTATTTGTACGCAATTCACCTGTTTTAATGTAATGACGTAACTCATCATTACTTAATTGTGCCTTGCCACCTGTTTCCACTGGTTTCCCACCTTGTAAACCTAAACTGCGCTCTTCATCGGCGACAGTTTCGTAACGTTCGATTTCCTCGGATACTTGTTTTACCGATTCTTTTAACTGGTCAAACTTACCGCTTTCCTCTTCATTCAAAGAGCGGTTTTCCTTTTCAGCATTTTCTAATAACGCACGCATTTCGGCAGCGTGTTCCGCCTTTTTCTGACGTAACTCTAATAATTTTTTAAACATGTAAAAATTCCTCTGATTTCATCTTAATTAAGACGGCTTACAATAAGCCCATATCACAATATAATCAGAAAAAAGAGTAAGTAAACATGCTAAAAATCAATAGTTTAGATACGTTTAGAAACGTTGAGTAAATAATTTTTGATTGATTATTTTTTACACAGGAATTTATTTTAGATATAAAAAAACGGCTAGTCTAAAACTAGCCGTTTATATCATTTATTAATTACATTACGCTACTTTTCTATCTTCCTTTTTAGGACCATGCGTTTCATCACCTTTAAAAAGATAACGCTCATCCTCTAGCATTTTTGGCGCAACTTTGAGAAGTAATTCCATAACTTCACCACTACGTTCGTACACTTCTCGAGTGGGATAATATTTTCTCTCTTTCATTTTACTTACTCCTTTGCTCTTAGATGCTCTTCTAAAGTATCTAACGAAATTATCAAATCTTGGGAACCCTCTTCAGTAAACCCAAATTGGCGATAGTAATCGCGCAAGGCATAGTTACTTTCTTCAACATCTACTAACCTTATATACTTACCATCTAGTTTTTTCATAAAAATAAGGCAAGCGAATAGTGAATATAGGAGCATTTTACCTTTCAGAACATCATCACCAAAATTTTCTATACCATATATTTCTAAAGTTTCTTTTTCTGGTATAAACGAGGAGATGAAAGCACCTAGTAACACACCAGAACGACAATCAATATCTTTTAATTTAAAACAAAAATCAAAACTACCATCAGGATCATAATTATTATTAATAACATAATCCCAATTTATCCTACCATACCCTTTAGAAAGAACTATAAAATCTTGCTCTTTTATAGGCCCCACCGCTAGCGAAGATGATAGACTATCCATTAGCATTTGAAAATCGCTAATTGAAGAATTTACTATTTGTTCAAAGTTCATATACAAAGTATAAATGGAGATGAGGTCAGTATTTTACAACTAGAGTTTAAATTTATCAACAAACTTAACACAACCAATCGTAACTAATCATAACCAATATACGCCTTTTTTAAAAGAGTGAATACTAATGAATACTTGTGAACACTTAAAAAAGAAGTATTCACTATATAAAATATTAATATATATAATATTTTTTATGTTTGTGAATACTGTGAATACTTAAATATAAAATTAAAACTATAAGTAAAATATACTATTGTTTGTTATGGTAAAAATCTTTAGTAACCACGATAGTAACCACAACAAAATTACAAACATATAACCAATTGATAATTATAAAATAAACTACAAAATTCAAGTCCTGTTGGGGACCAAAAAACCTTTCATACCTCATCAAAACTAAACGAAAAACCCTTTAAACACTAGATACAAAGCCACTTTTCCTATATTCTGCCATTCGTAACTAAACGCTTTAAAACACATCTAATCAGATATTTTAGTAACCATTATAGTAACCACGTGATAACATCTAATTTTCGTGGTTACATAAAATGATATAGATGGTTACTCAATATGCCTAAAATCACTAGACCTTTAACAAATACAGAAGTAGAAAAAGCTAAACCTCAAGCCAAAGAATACACACTTACAGATGGATATGGATTGTTTTTACTTATTCTGCCTAGTGGTATTAAATCATGGCGTTTTAATTATGCCCGTCCTATCACTCAAAAACGCACTAAAATTTCTTTAGGAATTTATCCAGCGGTATCTTTAGCCCAAGCTCGTGCTAAACGAGAAGAATATAGGTCACTACTCGCACAAGGAATAGATCCACAAGAACACAAAGAACAAGAACAAAAGGCGGCAATAACCAAAATAGAAAATAGTTTACTGTTTATTGCTGAACGCTGGAAAACCAAGAAAGCGCAAGAAGTGGAAGAATTAACGCTAAAGAAAAATTGGCGACGTATGGACATATATCTATTTTCCTTTATTGGCGATATATCTGTTAGATTCTCCCACCTCCAACAGTAA